TGATTCGGTGATTCTCAATCTTGTCAACTGTCCGCTGCATTCCGAGTGCAAGTCCCTCAAGGAACCCACCTTTAGACTGCTTTCCTGCTTCTCTAGCCAGTACGATGGCCTTCTGTTTGGCGTTGAGGAACTCCACCATTTTCTGCACCTGGTTGTATGAAGCTCCCTTACCAACCCTCAGTGCCACATCTATGTTATTTGCCAGGCCCTTGGTGAATACAGGAATCTCGCGGGTAAGTGTTGCAAGATTATCTGCGCTGCGCTCAATTCCAAGAGCTTGTGCAAGTGCTGCAGCAGCTTCCTGGGGCTTGAGTCTCTTCGCGGTAGCCTGTGCAAGAATCTGGTTCACCTCAGATACCGCGAGTTCTGGCACTGCAGATGATGCGAAGTCCCTGGCGAGCTGTCCTTCATGCTTTGCGCTCCAGCTCCACACCTTTGCATCTGTGAGTGCGGCGTGTTCCGAGAGCATCTCACCAAGCTTCGCAGTAGTCTGAATATCAGCTGCTCCAGGAAGCTTTGCGTACTCCTCTATGCACTCCTTCAGCGCTGCCGCAATGTCATCAGGAGTCGCTTTGGTCATCAGCTTCCCTGTATTCCGCTCCACCGCCATTCTGAGGAGTCCATTGAACTGGTCAATTTCCTTAGTTACAATCTGCGCTGTGGTCTTTGGCAACCATGATTTCGCTACCACATCCTTCCACAGGTCAAAAGGAATATCGGTAATTGCATAAAATCCTTTGTTCAAAGCTATCAGCCTGTTTCCAATGAAACCCAGCCCAGCTTTCCTGAGCCCAACGCCAACGCCGCCTAGCACTGGTGTTCCTACATACGTCAGAGGGTCAGTAAAGATTTCGATGAGGAGCTTCTGCCACCAGGGAGCATCCCACTCTACGTAGCTTTCCCTTGCTGCGGTCCAGGGATTCTTACCTTCTTCCCTAGCCTTATTGTAGAGCTTCTCCGCTTCCTGCTCTCCCTCAATGAATCCCTGTACTATCCTCATTGCCCCACCAGCCATTGGATAGCTCACGTTGTTGATGTAAGGCTGAAGGAAATCTGCAAACTGCTGCATGGGAGACTGGACCATGAAGAATGCCTTCTGCCAGAATGTCTGGTCAGGAGGCTCCCACTCCCGCAGCCCTGCCTTCACTTCCGCAATCATCTGGGACTGTTCCAGTGCGGCATCGCGGAGAATCTTCACCGCTGCATCAATATCTACAACCTCATTCAGTGTCTCCGCAGGTACTCCCATCACTGACATGAGCTGTAGCATTTCCTCCATAGTCATGTCTGGAGGAATATTCATCATAGGAGTTGCATGGAGAGCTTTCTTCACCTCTTCCACCGTCATCATACTGAGTGAGAGTGGTGTTCGGGTAGCTTCAGGCTGTACCAAGAATCCCTTGATGGCCTGCTCTTTCTCCTCAGATACCTGGAGCCAATCGGGAATCTCAGTGGGCTGAGCTACTGTACGTGAGCTGATAGCCTGTTCCACTGCAGTCCGAGCTTCCTGCATATCCTGAGGTGTGAGTACTGAAGTGTCAAAGGCGAAGGTTTCCTGGTACTCCTCGAATGAGTTTATTCCTGTGAGTGTCGGTACCAGTGGAAGTGACTCATACAGCCCCGTCATTGACATAGCTCGTGCAGCCTGGTCAACAGCAAGGGTAGCTTCATCTTTTGCCCGCTGTACTGTAGCTTCCGGAAGCTCCTGGAATATCGTATCCAGTGTTCTTCCCCCAAGTATGTCCCGCACTCCACCAATCACACCTATTACTGGGTGCATAGCTCTCACAAATATATTGTCTACCCAGCTTTTCGGTGCCTGAGCAAGCGGTGCTCCCCAGATACCACGGGGTTCTGCAGAAGGAGACTCCGCAGCTGATATTGCTCCCTCAGACTGTTTGAGCCACTGTTGTCTCTTTGACTCCCAATCTTCTGTCAGTGAAGGAACCTTGTACTTCTGTTCATCAGCCATTTCTGACTCCTTACACTACCGGCGCTGGAGCAGAGGTTGTGCCTTCAGGTGGAAGTGCTTCTGTTCTATTTCCTATAGCGTTGTTCCGTGCTTCTTCCTCCACCTGAGTCCCTGTTATCTGAGCTTCCGCCCTCTGAGCTGCAGCTTCGTACAGTTGAGCTGCCCTTGTGTTTCCACTCTTTCTCAGAAGGTCCGCCTCTTCCCGTGCAGCTACCACAAACGCGATAACTGCGTGTACAGGATTGCGTGCAGCTTCCTCAGCCCTGAGCATCGCCTTCTCCTGCATGGGATTCTTGACCTCAGGGAAGACTTCCTCAATCACCCTGTTGTAAGAGAGCTCAAAGTTAGGATTGAGCATCCTACCAACAGTAGCTCTCTGTATTATGTCTCCTGGGATTCTGATTTCATAGTTTGCTTCGAGATAGAACTCCGGTGGCAAGTCCTGCGGAAGCTTCATCCCATGAGGAGAGTGGCGGAACTTGACAATCTGCTCCAGCCAGAAGTTGTCAATCCCCGTCATACAGTCCATAATAGCCCTGTGGTAGGGTTTTGCTACCTGGTCAGTGGAAGCTGAAATCTGTGACATGACGTAAGCAGTCATCTGCCCCTGTATGCTCCCGAACATACTCCAGGCAGGACCACCTCTCTGCATCATCGCTTCCATATCCAGCATTGTGGTCCTCAATTCTACTGGCATCGGGGGAGGGGACAGAAAGTAAACGTCCTCATCTGGTGTCATCCTGAATATCGCACCTCTCGTGAATACCTGCTCAGGCTTCACAATAGGCTTCCCACTCCGGTTCTTCTCCACGATTCTAGCCTGCACGATGTCCCTGAGATGCTGCATATTGAATGTCCACCACTTGTTCCAATACCTGTAGACATTCTCATTGGTGGCGACTACACTTTGGCCGATTTCCTTCTGGTACGTATCCCTTCCACCAGATATTGAGCCTGTATCTGGCAACCCTCCCGCTGGTCCTGTGTGGATTGGGATTCTAGTAAATCGTGTCTCCACGGTGTCAGCTTTTACCAGTGCCTTCCCAATCACAACAGCATTATGCACTGCGTTGTTCTCATCAAGCCACCAGAGGTCGTTCAATTCTGGGCCTGATTTGAGCTCGGATTCTTCGAGGCTCCACTTATTCCTCGCTATCATCCTGCGAGCTGCTGATGGTGAGAGTCTTGTGATGTGGGCACACTCCACTAGCTCGTCACCCCACAGAGGATACACCTCTGATGGATTCCATATCTCCGCGATAGCTTGCGTGCCATCGAGTGACATTGTAGCAAACACACTGTACCATCCTGTTGCCAGTAGGTACCCTATGAAGTCCCAGCCCCAGCCTTCTCTCCCCGTCCTCTTGTACCTCTGCTCCACATCCCACCACATCCTCTCGAACATTGTGGAGAGCTGTGATGCGGCCTGTTGATTCTCATTCGTAAGCAATTCCTGTGGAACTCGGTGAGGAACCTTCTGGTCCAGCATATGTCTGAGGAGCTTGAAGCACGATTGAGGGTCATTACTGACAAAGGACTCCATCTTTTCCTGTTTGAGGTCATCGACCATCTCGATGAGTCTGTACCATTCCTTGAACCGTGCATTTCGAGCACTCCAAGAAGTCTTCAGTGCGTTACACTTTGCAACTACATCTCCGCGTTCCATGCTTCCTCCTACCAGGAATCTTTCCATCCATAGGTTCCCACGAGTCCCCGCTCCACTGGTGCACTACTCCTTGTGCATATCGCTATCGCAAGGGAGTCGTGGTAGTCATCTGCACCGACTGCCACAGCTCTCTGTCCCCGCGCTCCCTGTACCCACCGGATATTCCTGCACTGACTCACCAGTCTAATATCGTGGGTACGAATCTTCTGCAGATTCCTGTTCAACTCGGCAATCATAAAGGGCTTAGTTTTCGGTGAGGTGAGCCAGCCAATCTTATTATACACCTTCCCCGATTCGATGTCTGTCCTGTAGTAGAGATTCCCATAGTCCTTGATGAAGTTATTGAACTCCAGCGCATCTTCATTTGCCACGATAGCGTTGTTGTAGTGCACTGCGAGTAGCTTCACCATATCAGCCATCTCGGGGCCGTCATACAGTCCCCCAAGTGTTGCTACGTGATTGAACTCTTCCTCGCTGCTGAAGTCCCACACGGTAGCAACTGAGTCCGAGTGCTTACCCACTCCAGGGTCAACAGCTATCAGGTAGTTCACACCATCCTTGGGTTCTTCCCACACATCAGCTCTATTCCACCTCAGTGGAGCGGGAAAGCAGTCTCCTGCCATATTCGCAAGCAACTGTGAGTCATATGCAGCGTCTCCTGCTGCAAGGAAACAGCTCACATCATCTTCTGGAAACTCCTGGGAGAACAGTAGCCGTGTAGTGCCGCTCCTCTGCAGTGAGGACATCTCAGCCTGTTTGTACCGTCTCCACCGGAGCAGGTCATAGGCCTTTAGCTCATCATACCCGAGAGATTCGAAGATTCTGAGAAGCTTCTCCTCATCGGGCTGGACATTCCTCAGTGGTGTAACGTCGTCCCCTGTGAGAATGAACTGGCTTTCCGCAGGCATCCTATACTCTGGGTGTATGTACCAGGGATAGAAGTGCGGTGTGAAGATGCTTTTCCCAACCTCTTTCCCTTCCCTCGCTGCCATGTACACTTCGTAGAATTCGTTTCCCTCTCCATTCGGAGTGCTCCCGATGTCTACGGTGGAGTCCCCTGAGAGCGGTACTCTTTGCAGTGCTGATGCCCATACCCTCTCGGCATCCCCAGGTGGCCAGAATGCGAACTCATCCAGAAATAGTCTGTGGATTGTTTCTCCTCTGACTCCTGTGAAGCTCTGGGCCGAGCTGATGAAGAATGAGCTGTTGAGCTTCTCGAATGTCATCTCATATGTAGATTTGTGGTTGAGCTTATCCAGCGTCGGTATTCGCTCTTTCAGCACCCTGTAGAAGTAGTGCGCTTTCCTCAGTAGTCTCCCTGTGATGAACTCATCGTAGGATATTATGACTGCTGTGGTTCCTGGAATTGTCACACAGTCAATGAGATAGTCGCAGATGATGTCGGTGGAGAAGCCTACCTGCGCGGGCTTCACATACACGTCCCTTCCAGTCCTCGTGAGGTTCACATCGAGCTGGATAGGATTCAGCTTATACGGAACCCGCTGGCGGTCCTTACTCTCCACGAGCATGAGGGTCTCTTTGAACAACAACCTGTTGCTCAGGAGAAGTTCAAAGGCCTCTCGCTGGTTCACTCAGTTAGCTCCACGGCCAGGTATTATTCATCTTTGTGATGATACCTAGAACAACAGGAACGAGAGTGAGGAAGGCCTCAATTCTTGTTATCCGAGTACAGTTATGGTTTACCTTCCCATTCTGTTCTTTCAAGTGTGCGACCACTGAGTTGCCCTGAATTACCAATTCTTCCAGTAACTGCCTGTCGGTTTTCTCATGGTAGTCCTTGATATACTGTGGCATCAGAACCCCCTTGGCTTCCTGAGTCTCCTGCTCATGGGAACTGGGTGGGCGCGTATCCTGGATACCTGAGCTTTTCTAATGTTCCGTCTGCTGGCTGCCTGTACCGCCGGTGTATTATGGAGTCTCCTTGCCACCGTTTCCTCCATTTCCTCGGACCACTTCAACTCTGAGCTCTTCCCTAGTCCTAGCTGCAGTCATAACGAACTTGGTGAAGTCGAACTCGCCTTCAACTGGAGTTGCTGTTTGGCCCTTCAGCAGCGCTTCCATTATCTGGAGTTGCTGAGGGGTATAGAAAGCACGGAGTTTAAGTAGATATGACTGCTCTTCATCAGGCATCGGAAGTGGCTTGCCGTCTCCGTCTCTCTCTGGGTAGAGACTTTTCTGCAGCACCCTGAGGTCTTTCTCGAGTACTAACCGGAAGTTCCTGACGAACTCCAACCCCGCATACTCCAGTGAGAGTTGCTGACGAAACTCAGGAATCCTCTCCTCGAGTGCCACAAACTCTGGGACTTCCCTCCACTTCGATAGTGTGCTGTGGGCATATCCAATCAGTCTCAGTGCTTCCCTGATTGTGAATCCTGAGGACCTGAGTGAGAGGTACCGCGCCTTGGGGTCATCACGAGAATATGGAAGAATAGACTGAGCGATTTTCTCAGTCTCTGTTTGACTCTGGGGGTCTGCTAGGAGTATTGGAGGCCTGTCGTCACTATGTCCAGACATAAACACCTCACAACGGTATTATGCTAGTGTACAATATCTGGGGTACTTTGTCAATCGATATGACAAAATAGTTTGCGGGTATACAATTTCTGCATTGACTCCTCCCACCGCTGCATGATACCATAGTAATATGGCATTCACAACAGAGACTATGTGCCCCGCGATGAAGGAGGCTGGGATTGATAGTCCTGAATCCCAGCGCGGAATCAACTTCTGTGTAAACTCCTGCCCATATGACCACTGTGTAGTAGCAGAGCCCCTGATGGACAACAGGACCAAGAAGCGTCTGGTGATAAAGAAGGCTGCGAGGGAGCTAAGGAGAAGTGGTATGACGCAAGAGGAAATCAGTGAAGCTCTTTCCGTTCCTCGCTCCACGATTGAGAGGTACCTGAGATGAATGTGTGGATGACGAGATGCAGGAAGCGCACCAAATGTAGCTACTGCCCCGAACCTATCCTCAACACTGAGCCAATGGTAGTGGGGACAAACAGACGTGGCAAGTGGATAATCAGACGCTCTTGGCACCCACAGTGCTGGATTACACAGGGACTGGCTGAGATTGAGCGAAGAGGGCCGATGGAAGAGACTAGAGGGAGAAAGAAGCTCAGTCTCCCAGATACTGTGAGAGTGGAACGATTCAAAGTTATTGCCCGCAGAGCGTCTGTGGTGCAGCGTCTGAAGCGTGCTGTGGCAAAAGGCGACCTGGACCGTATCCTCCATCTAACCGAGATGCTGGAGGAGTTGAAGAAAGAAATCATGCCTCTCGGTGGAGTGCCAGAATCGTGGGAATCAAAACAGCAGTCGCAATCGTAGTAGCTTTCTGGGTGCTGAATCTCCTCATGTACCTCCTGGGAATCTGCGGAGTGTGGGGATAGTTTCTTCCCATGCGCTTTCTTAGCTTCCTGTGCACCTCCAGAGGGAAGTTTATGAAAGCTGTGAAAATTGCGCGAGGTGATAGAAGAGCGTCTGAACATGGCTACGACAGGGTACCGTACACCCGTATGCGCCAGGGTGAGGATTATGTCAACTAGTGGGAGGGTGTGTGTTATGTCAACTGGCATGGGAGGAAGGTTATGTATGCCAGACATAACGCGCCACAGTGGGCTGGTTGATTATGTCAACTGGATTATGTCATGGAGTATTATGTGCTCCCAGTATACTGTATCCCATATCCAGAGTACAGAGTGCGGTATGCTGGATGCCGCGTCCAGTCTGTGGTATCCCATAACCTGCATAACATAATCCTTCATGACATAACACTCTGCCGGTGCCGCTGGTTACACGGTACCGCATATACCAACAGAACGCAGGGTTTGTCCTAAATTATCATAGTATTATGTCATCGTGATGACTCAAATGGGCATGATGGGTGTAAGATTACATCATCGAATCAGGACATGGACGGGGCGGATAAACCAGACGGCGGAATACCACCGCACTGGAGTCTGAACCGTACCAAAAGCCTGACGGTACCAGCAACCTGAGCGGTCACGCGGGCACTGGTCACCTTAAGAATTGAATAGGAGTGTGAAACATGGCAGAGAATGCCAAACCCAACTTTGCGACCATGACGAAGGAAGAGCTGTCTGCCTACATCGGTACACTGGCAGCCGCTGGTGACATCGATGGG